TACATTATCAGCGAAGGTAAATTATGTGGTTTTGCTGACTTCTGCCGGAAATATCCCGAAGCGGACTGGCATACTGCATGTGTTACCGGACTACTCATAGAAATGTTAGACACATAAAGATACCAATACGCAGAGAATTCCTTTAGCATGGGTTGAATCTCGCAAAAACCAACACGAACCCCTGACACCGTCCCGGGTGAAAGTAAGGGATAAGTGACATAGTTTGATACCCGCCTGATCCTGTCGTGAGATAGTATGAAGGCAATTTTAAAAGAATTAAATGATGGGAAAGCAAGAATTTATAAAACTGATCGAAGACAACATTGAAAAGTGGGCGGATGACAAACGTCCGGATGAGCACAAAAAGCTTATCTCCTACTGCTACGATGTTCTGTGCTCTGACGAAGAACTGGCAAGGGTATCCGAAGCCTTGGCAGAAACGAAGGAAGCTTTAAAGGAAGCGAATGAGAGAATAGCAGAACTAGAAACATTTAAAACTGGCTTCTCTCGTTACTATTCGGAGAATGAATCCCTAAGAAAAGAGATTCGGGCCTACAAAGACATTGTAAATGCACAGACAACCCTAATACAATTAAAATAATGCCACCGGGCCGGCACTGTAACTGTAGCCATATTTCTTTATTGCCGGTCTTGGCACTGTTACCGCAAAGCAGTATAACATAAGCGGGGTAGGTCTCCTTCAAAGAGGGGAACACGGGCAACTGCAAGATAAGAAGTGGCAGGCCGGAACAGACGGTCAAACGGAGAAGTGGCGGAATTGGTAGACGCACGATCGAAAATTGAGTAGCTGAGGTGTATGGTGCATGTTCAGACAGGCTGAAAGGGGGGGGGCAAAGTACAAGCCACGGGTTCGAATCCCACCAAGCAAAAAAGAAGTAGGTTGATTTGGACGCAAATCTGGGTTCGACTCCCAGCTTCTCCACAGGAGATTAGTTGACGCAAAGCCAAAACAAACTCCTTTAAAAAATGTGAGATGCTTTTCTTCCGCAAAGGCGTGAAGCTGGCTGATCGGATTAGCCCGGAAGAACAAAAAGTAATTGATTAATAATAAATTAAAGAAAAATGTTGCGGAATTTTGAAAATATTTGGTCAAAAAGCTTGGTAAATTCAGAGGAAGTTGCCATCTTTGATGTGCCAAATTATTATCTCTCTGGATTGTTGTATAGTAACATTTCAGAAAAACCGCAATATAGCGGAGCTCCTTGGATGCATACTTCTTTACAGAGGGATGATAGTTTGGCGACTAAGAAAAGGGGTTCCGCTTCTTTTTTTATAAAAAATATTATTAATCAAATTTTTAGTCATCCAATGCCAAACTATGCTGAAAATTTGAAGACCGGGGACAATAGTACCCTTACTTCAACGCAGCCCAGCGAAAAGGGAAAATCACAAAGCAAGTTAGAAAAAGAAATTATTGCTATCCAGAAGAAAGTATCCAAGCTACAGGAGGAATGCAGACACGAACGTAATGAAAAGTATCGCCTGCTGTGCTACATCAACAGATATTGTTCAGCACTGTTCCCTTACTTCGATAAAAGTAACCCGGTTGATTCTAAAAACTGGGAAAGGGTACACCGCCTTCAGCTGGATCTGGATAAGGAAATAAAGTAAGGCCGCCACGACGCCAATCTACAACGGCCTTACAACAAAAACGGGGACATTCCCCACCTCCAAACGAATGCAGAGGTTAACTGAATTTCGTCAACGTCCCGCAAACGAACAATGCGACGGGTGCAGTCCCGGCTAAAGCTGCCGCAAAAATACAAATAGTAGAAGTAGCGACCAAATCGGGTGGAGAACATGGTTTCGATTTATCATTCCAGCAGCCTGTGAAATTAAGAAAAAAATCAATATGGCCTGCGATGGTTCGCCAAGGGAGGGGTTCGATTCCCCTCGGCCAACAAATTCAAAACATTCAAAAATGAAACCTTGCAAAATAAAAAATAATCTGCTTTCTTTGTTTCATAAGAAATTCTATATGAAAGCAGATCCGCAAGTAACTCCCATAAATTCGCTCAGGATACATTTGGAGAACAAAAAGCCTTTGGAATTATCTGACTTCAACAGGTCATTCCTGGCTCTTGGAAACCAGTTTGAGACATTCGCATTTAAAAAAGGAGGTTTTGACAAATCGGAATTGAAGCTATATGTTCATCAAGTTTCCCAAGGCTCAATAATTATTGATTTGATTGAATTTGCGACAGCAGGTTTAATTCCAATTGCTTCAAATGCAAACTTGATGATTGATTTTGCCAACCATTTGAAAAACATATACGATTACTTCAAAACTGGGAAAGGAGAAAAACCTAAACTGACGATGCAAGAATGCAAAGACTTATGCGACATCGTCAATCCTGTTGCAAAAGACGTAAATTCAAAGGTCACATTCAACATTGTGAACAATGGCAACAACAACATCACTCCGATTTTTGTAATGGATTCAATCGAATCAAATGCATCGCAAAACAAACTGAAAGACGAATTGGCATCCTTACAGACAAAGGAAGACCAGAACATGATACACACAGCACAACTGTTATCCATGTTCCAAATTCGTGATATTGACAACAAAAATGGAAACAAGGGAACAATTGAAGCTCTCTTTGAAAAACCGTTGAACATTGTATTTGAATCCGAGGATATTAAAAGGCAGATGCTTGCCTCCGATTTGAACCCGCTGAAAACCGCATACATTGTCGATGTAATAATACAAACAATAAACACAAAACCGGTTGCTTACAAAATTCTCAAATTGCACGAAACATTCCCGTTTGAATAAAATAACTCAACATTGGATTTGACAAGACCGCTTCCGCAAGAGGCGGTCTTCTTTTTATACTCTATCAATACGCTGCAATGGTTATGGCGCGCGGTTCGATTCCGCCGGTAGCGACACAATCAAACAATAAAACAAAAGTTATGGAAATAGTTCAAATCAATCAGGCAGAGATGTTGCAAGCCATAAACAAGGCAGAAGTAGACATCCAGATTTCAACAGCAAAACAATATCCGCGTGACATACACAAGGTATTATCTACGATTGAAACGTATGCTACAATGGATACTGAAACGGCAGAAGATTGTTTTTATGCACTTCGCCGAGGCAAAGGTAATGATGCTGCAGTTATTGAAGGTTTATCCGTAAGAATGGCCGAAATTGTAGCTGGAGCATGGGGAAATATCCGGGTACAAACCCGAATCATTGGAAATGACGGGAAAACAATTACCGCAATGGGTATTTGTCACGACCTTGAAACCAATTTTGCGGCGTCAGTAGAAGTTAAACGACGTATCACGGACAAATATGGCAAAACATTTACTGAAGATATGCAAGTTGTAACAGGTAATGCTGCTTCTGCAATTGCTTTCCGTAATGCTGTTTTTAAAGTTATTCCCAAGGCTGTGACGAAAAAAGTTATCGCCAATGTGAAACAAGTTGCTTTAGGACAAAGTATCGATCTAGAAACGAGTCGTAAGAGAGTGATTGATTATTTCTCCAAAATCGGGGTTACACAGGAACAACTTCTTGATCATATTGATGTTAAAGATGTAGATCAAATTGACAAAGAAAACATTCTGTATCTCCGGAGCCTTGCAAATGCGATAAAAGAGGGTACAACATCAGTAAAAGAAACATTTGGTAACAAATTTGAGGCTGATAAAATAGAAGAGTTTGATCCGAATACACTTAAAACAGAATCCGATGTGAAAGAAGCATTATTAAAAGGACAAATTACGAAGGAACAATCGGATAAATTAATTAGTGAACTTAGACCTAAAGATTTATTTAGCAATGGAAGTACAGAAGAACAGTCTGCAAAATAATCCGGATTGGTATCAGGACAGACTTTTTCATTTCACCAGCTCGGAATTGTATAAGCTACTATCCGAGCCCCGTGAAAAGGCAAAAAAAGAAGCCGGAGAACTATCGGAATCAGCCAAAACATATGTATATGATAAGATTTCCGAATATATAACTAATGGGACCTGCCTTGAATACAAAGATTTTAATTCAAGAGAAGTACAGTGGGGAAAAGAATTAGAAATACCGGCACGTCATGCCTATGAAAAAACAAAAAACGTACAAGTTTCCGATTGCGGATTCTACGAATATAATAAATATTTCGGTGGAAGCCCGGATGGATTAGTTGGAGGAGATGGAATTATTGAAATCAAATGTCCGTTTAACACCTCTATACATGTTAAGCATCTTCGGATGAAAACACAGGATGATTTAAAAAAAGAACACTTTGAGTATTATGTGCAAATACAAGGAAATTTCATTGCAACCCATCGTAAATGGTGTGACTTTATTAGTTACGATCCTCGTTGTCAGAATGCACTTTTTGCATTAAAAGTATTGCGTATTGATCGTGACGAAGAACTCATAAAAAAATGCCTTGAAAAGCTATCAAAAGCGAATGAGTACAAAGAAAAGGTGATGGATGAACTTATCGCTATTCAGTGCGCATAAAAACAAATAGTATCAGTCAATATCAGCAAAATCAAGGAAAAGACGACCAACTTCCTTTTTAATATGAAATACTACCTTAGGAATCAGGACAAAATAGCATATTCCTTAAGCCAAGAATATCTAAGCAACCATATTTTAAATAGTTTAGATAAATTCTTTGAAATGGAATTATGTGATATCTCTAATTTCGTTGATGGAGAAACAATACAAAACGGGAAATATCTTATTTTGAGAACAAACGATATCTCAGATAAAGATGCAATGTTGGAGTTCGCAATACTAGCAGAAGCTGACGAAGTTTTTTACTTAGCTTTTATAGGAAGAATTAAAGGATAATATGAAAATAAAACTCCTCAACACCGTTTCCGGTCTCAAACCTTTGTACGACTCTGATTATGATGAAAAGAAGAAACTGAAAATCGGTGAAGTCTATGAGGCCACTATCAGGCTACAGAGAAACCTTCAATTCCATCGGAAGTATTTCGGTTTAATCAATTGCGCTTGGGAATATCAGAACGAAAGAGTTATTGAGCATTTCAAGAACAATATTGAATTATTCCGCAAGACCGTTGAAGTAGCCGCCGGATGGTGCGAGCCGGTCTTCTCGATAGACCGCCGAGAATGGATTGAAGTTCCGAAATCTATCGCATTTGACAAAATGGACAATGCTGAATTTACAGAGTTGTATGAACGTGTAAAGGACGTGCTTTTCAAGTATTTCCTGAAAGACATATCAGTGGAAAAATTTGAAAGAAACCTCATAAATTTTTGATATGGCAAGATTAGATATAGAAAGACAAAAACAATTACAGTCTAAGCGCATGGAATATGCTATACAGAAGATTCAACAGCTCGGATTTGAAGTAAATCGGGTTTCTGATTCAGAAATCAACTTTAAACACAAAGGACATACAATAAGATTCTTTCCTTATTCCGGCTGGGCATCAGGCGCAACAATTAAAGATGGAAGAGGATTAAGTAAATTATTAACACAATTAAAATCTTAAAAATCATGGGAACAGAATTACAGCATGGAATTACAAGAGATGGCGAAGTCATCGAAAACAAAAGATTAAGAAAAGAAATCGATGAAATTATTCAGCAAGTAAAATACCTGCCTTCATCGAGGGAACGTTCATTATCTATTACCAAGCTACAAGAAGCTGTGATGTGGCTGGGAATGGATTTAAAACGACTGAATGAACCAAATCCATACCCATCTTCAAAAGACCCGAATACCGGAGCGGTAATTGATCCGACAGCAGATGGTTTGAAATTATGATTCATTGCCCGGAAATCCGGGCAAACGGATATGTAGCTCAATGGCAGAGCGGCAGCAAGGAAAGGTAGTGCATATAATTGTCACCACAGATTGCACGGAGTGACAAACCTAATTCCTTTCGACAGCAGGTTGCTTGTTCAAATCAAGCCATATCCACAACCATTTATGAAAAATCCGCTTTAAATCCGAGAGTAGGACGAAGATAGCGTATGGTTTTGCGGGTTAAATTCCCGATGGCTCTATCTGAAAGGTGACGCGAAATCGGACAGGATTAGTTATGACCAAGCCCCGGAATTTCTTCCGGGGCAATTTTAAATTCAAAAAACATGAGAATAGACAAAATTAAGACAGTAGGTCAGCTTAGGAAAGTTATTGAAAATCTTTCCGATGATTATGAAATCGAGATGAGAGTCAGACGCAAGTTGTCGGATGAAGAAATAAAAGAGTTGCATAATAAGTATGGTCGAATATATCCTTATCCATACGAAACTCAATATTCAGAACTTGAATTTGATGATAGAGGTGTTTCAGATAAAGTATTATGCTTAGGAGTTGAAATTAAAGAAAATTAATGAATTCGTACATGACAAGCTCCGGTAAATACGTTTCGAAGTCAGTTATCGACCGTCGGATTAGAGAAGCAAAGGAAAGGAAAATAAACCAAATGCTCGAAAAGTTCGGTTATATTTTCTGCGAAGAATGCCATCGGAATGAAACGGCGGGTATCCCCCTTGATTGTTCACACGACGTTCCGGTAAGCGAATGTCAGAAACAAGGGCAGGCTGAATTGGCATGGGATGTGAACAATATCACAATCCGGTGCCGCGAATGCCATCAAAATCATGATCACCAATCTAAACTAACATGAAAATCCCGCTTACCCTATCCAACCAAATCCTAACCTTTCTATTCAAAGACAAATCCGGACTAATCAAATATCTTAAAGAGATACCCGATAGCCCCGTTTCTTTTTCGGATGTAAAAGGGAGGGAAAGACAAAGGAAGGCGGGGATACTGGTTAAGAAACTTGAAAAATTGAAACATTAAAATTATGACAGCAACCTATTTTGAATCCACAGTAAAATACGAAAAAGTAAATGAGGATGGCAAAGCAAAGAAAGTGACTGAATTATACCTCATAGATGCAATGAGCTTTTCGGAAACAGAAGAAAAGAGTTGCAGGCAGTTATCCGAAATAGTTCAAGGGGATTACCTCATTCAATCCCTGAAACGGTCAAAAATAACGGAATACATTGAATCAAATGATGAAAACGATGACCGATTCTACAAAGCAACAGTTAAAATAACCGATAGCGATAACTTCGGCAAAGAGAAGGGATCCTCAATTCATCATCTAGTTGCCGCAGCAAACATCAACCGGGCATTAGATAACCTCGAAAAATCACTGTCAACATTTGTAATACCCTATGAGATAGTAAAAATCGAAGATACGAAGTTTGTAGAAGTGATCCCCTACATACCGGACGACGAAGAACGCATACCGGACAATTTAAAACCACTTGAAAATGAATAACAGTTTATTTACTCCCGAAGACAGCGAGCGTATCGAATTACTCTGTCAGCTTAATCGCTTAGAGGCTCCCGTAGAAAAGTTACGGGAGCTTGTTGTTTATACAGAAAAATATAACCGCAAAAAGGAAAGGGAGGAAGGAAAGAAATAACATCCTGAACGGTTTCCCCGGGGTTCCATTCCCAGGCAGGTACAAATCTTACATTAAATTTTGCAATTATGGATAATAGCCGTATATTTGTGGTGCTCAATTGGCAAAGCGAGCACCACAAATTACAAATGAAGGTATTTTTTATACCATATCGTGACTTATATCCATAAGTAAATTATAAGTCGTCGAAGTCCTGAGTTGCATAGCCTTCTTTGTAAGTGTTATGTTC